ACCACCGATCAGGGCATCGAACTGGTGATGCAGAAGTTCTACGACATCAACACCGCCGTCACGAAGTATCGTATGGATACCTTCTTCGGCGTTGTGAACAAGCAGCCCGAAATGTCGGGCATCATGCTCTTCAATCAGGTTCCCTGATTGTGATCTTTGGGGGCGGGGAAACTCGCCCCCTTCAACTATTCAGAAAATCCATGTGGAATATGTTTAAGGTGTTCAATTGAGTGACAGTTTGGGCAAAGAACCTCTAAGTTATTAATATCATTATTCTTCCTATCTCTGTCCTTATGATGAACCCCAAGAATCTTGGGTTCAGCATGGTATCCGCATCTTTCGCAAGAATTTATCATGCCTCGCCTAAGCATGCTTTTTCTTACAGTGGAGAACTTAGGTTTCCACGTTTCCTTGCTCTGTTTGCTTGTGCAGGATCGACTGCAAAACTTTCTGTTTTGTGACTTTGCGGCAAGAAAATCCTTTCCGCAAAATTCACACTTGCACAATGTGCGTCCTCTGCCCTTTAAAGACTTACTATAGCACTCTCTTGAGCAATATTTTGCGGTTTTACATCTGGACGAAATGTGGCTAAATTCATCACCACACATGGCGCATGTGGCACTCACCTGAACCATAGATGCCAAAGCGAGGCACCGTCTGGAGCAATACTTTGCCGTCTCAGAACGGTATTTCGGAAAACTGAAAACTGTGCCACAATGCGCGCAAGGTTTTTCCATGGAGGTCAGCATGCCTTTGGTCAAGGGTTATGGCAAGAAAGCTATAGCCGAAAATATACGAACCGAAAGTAAAAGCAAGCCGCGCAAGCAGGCCATCGCCATCGCATTGAACACCGCACGCACCGCAGCCATGAAAGCCGGCAAGCCCGGCAAAGCACCGAAGGGGAAGAAATAATGCCGGGTGGTCTCTACGCAAACATCGCAGCCAAAAAGGCTCGCATCAAAGCTGGATCTGGCGAGAAGATGCGCAAGCCTGGCACCAAGGGCGCGCCGACCGCAGCCGCATTCAAGGCATCGGAAAAGACAGCCAAGAAGGGCAAAAAATGACGACGATGCTCTACAAGTCGCCCGGCCAGTTCAAGCGCAGCGCAAGCGAGACGTTTGACCTGTGCATCGTGGACGATGACGAGATTGAAGCCCACATCAAGGCGGGCTGGCACTACACCGTGCGCGAGGCTATTGAGGCCGCCAGCGGTGCTGCGCAAGATCCTGAACCCGAGGCCAAGGCAAAACCAAAGCGTGGCCACACGCGCAAATCTGAGGCTCTGTGATGGCATACACCAAGCGCGACATCGTGAACCGGGCATTCGAAGAGATCGGCCTTGCGGGCTATGTCTTTGACTTGGCCCCGCAGCAGTTGGAAGGTGCCTTGCAGCGCCTTGACGCGATGATGGCAACATGGAACGGCAAGGGCATCCGCCTGCGCTATCCGCTGCCGTCGTCAAACGCTGCCAGCGATCTGGATCAGATCATCGGCGTTCCCGATGACGCGCTTGAAGCCATGCACCTCAATCTGGCGGTGCGCATCGCGCCGGGGTATGGTAAGACAGTTTCACCAGACACGAAGGCCAACGCTCAGATGTCTTACAAGGCGCTGCTGTCCAGATCGACCTTCCCGACCGAAATGCAGCTTGGCAACATGACGATCCCGAGCGGCCAGGGCAACAAGGGCTGGCGCTACTACAACGACGCATTCCTGCGTCAACCAATTGACCCGCTGACGGTTGGCCCGGACAGCGCATTGACATGGGAATGACGCGATGACCAACATCAATCAGCTTTCTTCGCTTGACACGATCCAGCTTGGCGATCTCCTCGCCGTCTGGGCCACGAATAACGGCGACACGCGCAAGGCCTCGATCAACCTGCTGCTGACCTTTATGCAGGACAACCTGACGCTGCCGGGTTCGCTGACGACGCAATACGCGGCACCCAGCGCCACGGGCTTTTCGGTGACTGTAGCTGTCGGCGACACTTGGCTGTTGCTGACACCGACGGCCACCTTCGCGGCTGGCACCATCGTGCTGCCCTCGGCGCCGACCGACAAGCAGGAGGTGAGCGTCAACTGCACGCAGATCGTTTCCTCGCTGACCGTCTCTGGCGCAGGCAAGACAGTCACCGGCGCGCCGACCACCTTGGCCGCTGCCAACGCCTTCTTCACCATGCGATATGATGCTGCTACGTCGGCATGGTATCGGGTCTCCTAAACACAAGGACGATGACCATGTTCCTCTACGCATCCGCAGTCAGCACTGAAAAAGAAATCCTGATCCCGCGCGGATCGTCCCTGAGCGTGGGCAGCATTGGCGACCAGCCGACGCTGGTCCAGATCGGCGTGCAAACCCCGACTGGCGTGGTCGAACTGCTAAACCGCGCCCAAACCTTCGGTCCCTATGCTAACGACCGCGTTGCCACGATCTACAATCGCGGCGCAACGGTGGAATACGATGTCGCAGTGCAGCCCAAGCTGCGCAGCTTCCCTGCTCTGGTGATTGGCTCTGTGACGCCCGTCAGCATCGTGCAGCCAGCGGCCACATTCATCACGCTGACCTATGAGACCAACGCCGGCCTTGTCCGCCTTGTGAGCGCTGGCGCGCATGGCCTGACCGCCGCTGTTGCGGTTGGCGCAAGCGTCTATTTGACCTGGGCGACCGGCACGGGCGTCAACGGGTTCTATACCGTCACGGCTCTGGACACGGATACCACCGGCCTCAAGATCACCATCAACCTGCCGTTCGTGTCTGGGCTTGGCACGCCGACCGTGGCCGTGGCGAACACTGCTGTAACGCTGGCATCTGTCACTGTGCCTGGTTCGTCTATGGGCGTTGGCGGCATCATGTTTATTGAGGCCCTGTTCAGCATGACCAACAACGCCACGGCAAAGAACCTTGGCATGACTTTTGGCGGCGGCGCTGTGATGACTATTGCCGCTGCGAATAACGCCAGCGTTGATGCGCAAAAAATTCTTTCAAATCGTGGATCTTCGCAGATCATCGGGAGCGCCGTCGGCACGACTGGCCACGGGCTGTCAACAGGTGCAATCGTGAACCTGTCTGTCGATGCTACCGCTGACCAGACCTTTGCAATCACCGCGCAACCTGCCACGGCCAACAATGTTGCGACGCTGCAATCGTTCAATCTGTCCATCACGTTTTAAGGGTCAGTAATGCAGATCGGCATCATCAACGGGATCTACACGGATGGCTCGCCCGATTTTCGGACGAGCTATCCTGTCAACCTTGTGCCTGTGCCGAAAGCCACGGGCATCTCGGAGGGCTATCTGCGCCCCGGTGATGGCATTGTGAAGACTGGTGACGGGCCTGGGTTCAACCGGGGCGGCCTGAATTGGAACGGCGTGCTGTACCGCGTGATGGGGACCAAGCTGGTGACTGTCGCGCAGAACGGCACTGTCACGGTGATCGGTGATGTCGGCAGCGGTGGCCGCGTGACGTTCACGTACAGCTTCGACTATCTGGCCGTGGCATCCGGCGGGCGCCTGTATCTTTATGACGGCACGACGCTGACGCAGGTCACTGACCCAGATCTCGGCACGGCTCTGACGGTGGTTTGGGTCGATGGTTACTTCATGACGACCGACGGCGAGTTCCTCGTCATCACGGAACTGAACAACCCCTTCGCCGTCGATCCGCTGAAGTATGGATCATCTGAAGCCGACCCTGACCCGGTGAAGGCTCTGCTGAAGCTGCGCAACGAGATCTACGCGCTGAACCGCCACACCATTGAGGTGTTCGACAACACCGGGACAGCGGGCTTTCCATTCCAGCGCATAACTGGCGCGCAAATCCAGAAGGGGACGCTTGGCACGCACACCTGCTGCGTCTTTGGCGAGAACATCGCCTTCATGGGCAGCGGCACCAACGAGAACATCTCAATCTATATCGGGGCTAATGGGACGGCGCAGAAGGTCGCCACGCGCGAGATTGAGGAAATCCTTTCGGGCTATACCGAAGCCCAGCTTTCCACCTCGTTCATGCAGGAGCGCACCGAGGGCGGCCACCAGTTCCTTGACATCCACCTGCCCGATCAGACCATAGTGTTTGACGCCGCAGGATCGCAGGCTGTCGGGCAGCCTGTCTGGTTCTTCCTGCGCACCTCTCTGGTAGGCCTCGGTCGATGGGCTGTTTGCGATGCTGTCTTTGCCTATGATCGGTGGAACGTCTGCAAGCCTGCCGCGACCGACGTGGGCTATCTGGACAAGAACATCGCCAGCCACTGGGGCGAGACAATCGGCTGGGAGTTCGGCACGACCATCGTCTACAATGAAAGCCGTGGGGCGATCTTCCATGACATGGAGTTGGTCTCGCTTACGGGCCGCGTGCAGCCCGGTGCCGATCCGACCGTGTGGACCAGCTACTCTACGGACGGCCTGACTTACAGCGTTGAGAAGCCCGCGCGCGTGGGCAAGCTGGGCGAGTACAACAAGCGGGTGGTCTGGCTTCAGCAGGGCCATATGCGCAATTGGCGCTTGCAGAAGTTCCGTGGCACCAGCGAGGCGCAGCTTGCGATGGCACGTCTGGAGGCGCGGGTTGAACCGCTGGCGTTCTGATGGCTGACCCAACCCCTCTCAATCGAAACCAGATCGCCGCCTTTGTCGGCAATGACCCTGACGCCATCCGAGCGATTGAGCGGCTGTTCAAGGTCGCTGGGCAGTTGACGCCCGCCGAGATCGCGGCGCTGACGCAGTTAATCACAGACAACATCTTGGCCACCGGCGCGGCTGACAATAAAGCCGAGGTGGCGCTGTCACTTGCCACCGATTCGGCGCAGTTGGCCGGGCTATCCATGCTTGCTGAAGCCAAGGCCGAGGCGGCTATGGCTGTGGCCGTGTCTGCTGAGAACATGGCATCTTTTGCCGCAACGCAGCCTGCACCTGTCCCGATCACTGGGGCGTCTGGGACGTTTCTTGCGGGCATCCAAACAGTCACCGTGGTAAACGGCATCATCACAAGCATCGTCTAAGGAGGCCGTCATGGCAGTCACAGTCAAAGTCCTGATCCCGGCCA